CAACAGGAGCAAGCCCATCGTGGAGTGTAGTGGCTTTTTGGAGTTGATCAATGCAAGTAGGTGATTTGGTAAGGGTACGCATGGCACATAGGAATCCCAAGAATGGGATCATCATTAAAGTTGCGCGTGACGAGAGCAACTGCGTCTGCGTCGTTCAACCGAATGACGGCAGCCGGATGATCTGGGCTAATCCTGTTGATTTGAGGCTACTCAATGCAAGTCGGTGACTTAGTTAAACATTTTCTGACCGAGCAGATCGGCATCGTTGTGGATATTTCGTGTAACCGAGATTCCCGCAACATCGCACCCGTCCAAGTGATGTGGACTACGCAGGGCGAATCGCTTTTCGGTCCCGGTCATCAAGAGTGGTGCGGCGAGAAATCGTTGGAACACTTGACAACTGCTTGACACAACTTCGCTTGACGGCAACCCCTCAAGTGGTTATATTATAGGTATAGAAAGGAGAATACATTATGTCATGGTCTGGAACCGTCACCTGCTCACACTGCTACCAAAAAGGTCACAACAAGCGCAAGTGCGAACAACTCACAGAACAAATCAAAGATCAGTACCTCGGTGCTGCGTCGATGGCAGAGCAAGAACGTGCCGCTGGCAACGATGGTGACGCCATGTGGTACGAAGAACGCGCCGAGCATCGTCGCCAACGGTATATGAAGCGCACCAAGATCGATCTTGCCACGGGCGAGAAGGTCAAGAACAAGACGGCGAAAGCCGAGCGCATGAAAAATGTGACTTGTGGATATTGCGCGGATAGGGGACACACCCGCCGAACATGTGAGGTTGTCAAGCGCGATAAGCTGGTATTCATCGAGCAATCCCGCCGTGTTCGTCGTGGTGTGCTGGCAGATGCCCGCGAGACTGGCATCGGTGTGGGTTCGATGATCCCTATCCGCACGAGCGGCTATAACAACGCTGGTGAGTGGGGAACCCACACATCGCTCCGCTATGTTAAAAGCGTAGACTGGAACACGGTTACTGCTAACCGCGCAGGGTTGTGGGTATATCACATCATCGCTGGCAAACTTGGCGCAGCCAATCAAAGCCGCTGGACATCACGCGACAAGATCCTGAACCTGCGGGAAAACTTTAACGAAGCATGTAGTTACGCGGAGTTGAATGGGCAACCGGAGCCAACCGCTTCGCTTATCCCATCGCTCGATCCGCCTGATGGCTGGCTGGGGTGTGCGCCGTCTACTATCGACGTTGCGAGCCACTTCCCAACGAAGGGCAACAGGCACCAAAAGATGAGGGCGCACGATTATCGCTGGCCATCCGGCGTAACAGCAGAAGTGATCCGGGATCTCGGATTTGAAGAACACTGGAAGGGTCAGCTTTAGGCTTGACATTTCCCTGACACCTCTCGCCTTGACTTATAGGCGAGAGCGGTTATATTATAAGGGTAAGAAAGAGAAAGAAAAGTTGTCATCCGATAACAAAAACCTCTGACATTTACCTGACACCGAAATACTTGACGTAAAGACCTTAATCGGTTATATTTATAGTATAAGGCAAAGAAACAACAACCCTCCCAACTTGGAGCAATCATCATGGCTATCGACTTCGCAACATTCCTCAGCGTAGCACCTCACGTACTCAACTCACGGCTTCCCGTGCTTATCCGAGGCCGTCACGGTGTCGGCAAGTCCGAAGTGGTCTATCAGATCGCAGAGACTCGTAGCCTTCCGATTGTGGAGCGCCGAGCTTCACAGATGACCGAAGGCGACTTGTTGGGTCTACCCGATACGGCTGAGACTTCTATCAATGGTCGCAAGGCTACCACGTGGAACGCTCCCGATTGGCTGGTAACAGCATGCGAGCAACCTGTGTTGTTGTTCCTCGATGAAGTGGACCGTGCGACTCAGGAAGTCCGTCAAGGTTTGTTTGAGCTTACCGACAGCCGCAAGATCAATGGCTGGCATCTGCATGCTGAGACTCTGATCGTCGCTGCCGTCAATGGTGGCGAGAACGGCGCTCAGTACCAAGTGGGCGAAATGGACCCCGCCGAGCTTGACCGCTGGACCGTGTTCGATGTCGAGCCTTCTACTGAAGATTGGCTCAAGTGGGCTAATGGTCAGATCCCCTCTATCGTATGGGACTTCATTAACCATAACCGCAAGCATCTTGAGCATGAAGGTGACTTTGAGCCTAACAAGGTTTATCCGTCACGCCGTAGCTGGAAGCGTTACTGCGACACCGCCGAGTCGGTTGGTGTGTTTGGTGAGGACGGAGATCGTGACATGCTCTTTAACCTCGCGACTGCGTTCCTTGGCTTTGAAGCTGCTGTGTCTCTCCGCGACTTCGTTGAGAAGTACGAATGGCAGGTAACCATCGAGAACATTCTTGACGATGGTGACCTCTCCAGATGCGAGAAGTGGGGTATCAATGACCACGCTGCGATGATCGAGAAGTTTGAGGCTGCTGGGGCTTTCAAGGAAGATTTGACTGAGGGGCAGATCACTAACCTTGCAGAATACTTTGTTGCTCTACCTTCCGAGGTAGCCATGAAGCTGTGGACTGTTCTCGGTGACACTGATAACATCAACAACGTCGTTGCACTCCACAAGGCTGAGACTGCCGATGGTAAGCGAGTGAGTGATCACCTTGTTGAGATCCTTGGTGGGGGCGATGCATAACAGCGTAAGGCGGCCACCGCTCCGCGCTCCGATGATTGGTGACATTGTTCGCCTATCTGGACCGGGCGGCATGGGTCGCCAATACAAGAGAGTACACGGTGTGGGCATCGTGGTTCTCATAGCTAAACCAGATGATCGCAGAATCGAGTACGAAGTAAAGTGGCTCAAGAGCGACGAAAGAATGAGATTTAACGAAGAAGACTTGATCATAATATCTGATGTGGACCGACAAACTTAAAATAGGCGACCTTGTATGGTCGCGACGAGACGATAAACCTGCGATCATTCTCGACACAGCGGAAACCGCGCGCGCCAAATATGGCGATTTGGTCAATAAACGGGTAGAGTTTAAGCTGCACGTTGATGGCCAACAGGGATGGCTGGACGAGGTTAAACTTAGAGCCTTGTACAAACTTCCTTGACATTTGCTTGACACAACTTTCCTTGACTATACCGCTCAAGCGGTTATATTATAGGAGTAAGGAAAAGAACAATAATGACTGACGACACCAAAAAGCCCTTCAACCTCAACATGCACACCGCTCGCTTGCTTATGCGTGAGCCGTTCTTTGCTGCGCTCTCGCGTCGTATTGACAAGATTGCATCCACAGCGATCCCGACTGCTGGTGTCCGCGTCAACCCTGACAGCGCCCAGTTTGAGCTACTGTACAATCCTGAGTTTTTTGAGCAGCTTTCTGACACCCACAAGCTAGGCGTACTCAAGCACGAGTTTTATCACCTGATCTTTGAGCATGTTACCAACCGTAAGCCCGCCGATGGGCTCAAGCGGATCGATAACATCGCTATGGATCTGGCTATCAACTGCCACATCGCCAGCGAGTTGCCGAATGATGCCAACCCCGGACCCACAATCGGCAAGGAGCCTATGAAGGCATGCATCCCCGGCGAAGGCATGTTCAAGGATCTGCCATCGTACAAGTCTTACGAGTGGTATCTTGAAGCACTGAAGAAGATGCAAGATGAGCAAGAAAAAGAAGAAGGCGACGGCGAAGGCGGCGAAGGCTCTGGCGATCCATTCGGTGATGCTGACTCGCTCGACGATCATGACGGTTTCGGTGAGGCCGACGGCACCACTGAGGACATCGCCAAGGAGCGCATGAAGGATACGCTTAAAAAAGCTGCCGAGGAAGCGGAGAAGGGTCGCAACTGGGGAACGGTATCCTCATCCATGCGCCAGGACATTCTTGACCGCATCCAGACTAAAATCGACTGGCGCAAAGTTCTTCGATACTTCGTCAAAACAAGCCAGCGCGCTGACAAGCGCAGCACGCCCCGCCGACTCAACAAGCGTTATCCTCGCGTCCATCCCGGCAAGCGTGTCCGTCGCCAAGCCAAGATTGCAATCAGTATCGACCAGTCTGGATCTGTGGATGATGCCATGCTTGCCGCGTTCTTCTCGGAGTTAAACAAGCTGGCCGAGATTGCCGAGTTTACCGTGATCCCCTTTGACACCCGCGTAGCCGAGGACAAGGTTTATACTTGGAAGAAAGGACAGCACAAGAAGACCGAGCGCGTTCTTCAAGGTGGTACGTGTTTCAACGCGCCAACCAAGTACGTCAACGAACACGGATTTGACGGCCACATCGTACTGACTGACTTGTGCGCCCCGAAGCCAGTAGCCTCAAAATGCCAACGCATGTGGATGACCACGGCTAACTATGCCGCTCGCCCATACTTTTCAACCAACGAACGTATCATAGCTATCGACGCTTAGAGTACGTTAAACTTTCTCGAAAGGAGAAAAATCATGCAAGCCCTTAAAATATATGGATCCCCACGCACAAACGATAAAGTTGTCAAAGCCTGGCAGAATGGCGTAAGTGCGCGTAATCACAGACATTCTTTGACATCGATCTCATACCCGAATGGGAGTGCAGAGCTATTTAGCTATGACTTAAAGATCGGAGAGCGAACCCCGGCAGGAGTTTATGTAATCGCTGACTTTACCGCGCCAGCCAAGGGCTTTCATTCTGTGACAACTTCTTGTCATGTGAACCTTGCCAAGATGCAGACTGGCAACCCGGTGATCATGAATCCGCTGGTGTGGGAATGCTCACCAATGAGCGAGAGCAAGCCCTTTTAGTGGAAAAGTTCAAGACTGGCGATCTGGTCAAGATCCGCGATGGAACCCATGCGACTGAGATCCCCGATCATCGGGTCGGTATGATCATCGAGCGCGGCGAGGCTTCTGGAAACTATACCGAGTCTTACACCGTTATCTTTCTCGGCACCGATATACACTTAAAGTTTCACGAAATGTTCTTGGAACACTTTACAACCCCCTGACATTTGAAACCTTGACAATAGCCATCAAGCGGTTATATTATAGGTATAGAAAGGAGAAAAATCTATGTTGACAGCTATCCCACTTATCCGTACCGATGATGACTCTAACCTCACGCCCATCGAGCGCACGGCCATTGGCTGTGAGCAAATGATCACCGCCATAATGATGCAAGCGACGATGGACGATCCACAAGTGACAGCCGCCGAGCGTGAAGTCTACACAACTTTAAGTGTGGCCACCATCATTCCAGCGGAGGCATAGAGTGGATTTGACCAAAGACGAGATTATCGACTTGATCGATTGTGTGAACAACCGCATTGATGACCTGCATACATGTGCCATGTATGGCGACGGAACAGAAATAGCATGCGACATAGAAAGGATGGAAACCCTGATCGCCAAACTTGAGAGTGAGGTAAATAATGTCTGATTTACCTATCGTTGTCAGCATGAATCCGATGCTGTACACTGATCGATCCGGTCAGAAGTGGGCGGTGTCCGGTCAACATTGGGTCGAAGTGCCTGATACCCTGACTCTCGATCAAGTTGGCAAGTACATGATCGTGGAGCATCGCGAAACACCCGCACAAGCGCCTGACGTTCGCTCCTATGAGGTTCAAGGCAGCAAGGGGAATACCTACACTGTGACCGACAACGGAGGCGCATGGACCTGCACTTGTCCCGGTTTTGGCTGGCGACGGAAGTGCAAGCATGTGGAGGCTCAGAAGAATGAAAGTCGGTGATCTGATTTATGATGACCACTATGGTCAAGGTATTGTTGTCGAGATTGATGAAGCTGGCGATCACACGATCAACTTTCCCGAAGCTGGAAAGGTCGGCGTTCTCGACAGTCACATGATTCAGTTTGTGGAGGTGATCAGTGCAAGTAGGTGATCTGGTGACGTATGCCTTTCAAGCTGCACGATGGCGAAAAGGTCAATCTGTCCACGTTGGTCTGGTTATTGAGACTGGAAAGTTTACCGGCAATCGTGACGTTAAAGTTTTGTGGAAGGGTGAACCAGACCCACAAACCGAATGTAGTCAGCATCTTTCACTCGTTGACGATTCCTTGACAAAATAACCCTTGACGATCACCGTTTTCGGCGTTATATTATAGGTATAGAAAGGAGAAAAATCTATGTTTCAAAACCGTAACGGCATGATGGCCGCACTTATTATTGCTGATCTTACCTGCTGGTCTGGTCTTATCTTCCTCGCCTTCAAGTGGGCAACCTGCGCGTGTGGGGTATAAATGACTGACGAAGTTTTGACAATCATGTTGACAGAGCGAGAAATCGATCTGCTTCACCAATGCCTTAGCACCAATATCGAAACTGTTAAGCGAAGGCACCCAATGACCGGATCAACCGCTGATCTCATTCAAGAGCTTGGTGAGCTTTCCGATGATCTTCTTGAACAACTCCATCGCCGCGATGATAGTTGGGAAGGTAAGACGTTCACCATCGCAGAGGATGACATGATCCAGCGCGGAATGGACGCCCGCGAGCAAGCGAAGATGCATAGCCGAGCAGCCGATCGGCGCAACTTTAACCTAAAGCGCCGCGATCCTCGACTCTCCAAAACTCAGACACATGATGTGTGGGATGACAACGACCCTAAAAACTGGTGAGCGCATGAAAGTCGGCAACTTGGTACGGCGATGTCACTATGGCGCGCCCAGCAAAGGCTGGGGTCCAGTCGGGATCATCGTTGGCTCTGGCTTTAAGGCCGAAGGCTGGTGGATCGTCGAGTGGGCTGCTGACGGGAAGCGCGAGACCATAAGAAAAGAACATATCCAACTCGTTTACTGACATTTCCTTGACACGATCTTCCTTGCTTTTCCCTCTCAACGGGTTATATTATATGTATAGAAAGGAAAGAAATGATTATTCTATTGACAACCCTTAGTATCTTGATCGCTGCCGGTAGCGCAGTCTATATGATTTATTCACTTGAAAGTGGAGAGCAAAAATGATTGAAGTCGGAAGCATGGTAACAAACGTGGGATTTATCCAAGGGTATAACAACTCAAATCTTGGATTGGTTCTCAGCCTAATGGCAGACGGCAAGATTGCCCGTGTGTTCTGGGCTTCAACTCAAAAGAGCGGATTTTGCTCAGTCGTAGACTTGAAGGTGGTAGCATGAAAGTAAAAGCAGTAATAAAGAAGATCAAAACTCACTTCAAGAAGCAAGGCATTGATATTGATGTAGAGTATAACGGAACGCGCTGGAGTTTCCAGCACAACGGTTACGTTGGTTCATTCCTGGCTAACGGAGCGATGGCGAGCGATACGGCTGCTCAACTTGAGGCTGACGCCTGCAACTTCCACGTTCGCCGCGGCGATGACTACTCAGATATGCAGTCCGACTATTTTGCTGGCTCATTCCGTGATAACGCAACGCAGATGATTGAATCTCTGCTTCCGAAGCCACCAAAGTTTAAGGTTGGGCAACTGGTGAGAGGCAAGGCTAACAAGCGCGCTACCCGTCAAGGCTACGCTGGCAAGGTTGGGCTTGTGATGGCAGAAGGCGGCAGCGGGTTCGCTCGCATCGCATGGGTTGGTGACAACTCAAACAGTAAAAGATTCGGATACCCGACATTTCCAGAACGCGATCTTGAGGTGGCAGGATGAGAGCAGGTGATCTGGTACGTTGGAGGCGCGTTCTATTCCGCGCGCCGGCACCCGTGGGTATCGCTCTCACGAATATCGACAAGACTTCTGGCAAACGTACCGTTTGGTGGTCGATCCAGTGGTCGAATGGTAAAGCTGAGATCGTTAATGAACGAAACTTGACGGTAATCTCTTGACATTTCCCTGACACGATCTTCCTTGCTTTTACCTCTCAACGGGTTATATTATATGTATAGAAAGAAAGGAGATTATTCTATGGCTTCACAACTCGACACCGTTACCCTCTGGGAGACTGCCCGCGAGCAGTTTACTGACTGCATCCTTCCGATGATCCAAGAGAGCGAGCAGCGCCTTGGTCACGTTGACACCGTTGCACGCTCCGAGGCCTGGAGCAACTACGTTGATAGCCTTCACTCTGATGAGCAGATTAGCGACTGGCAAGCGAACAACTGGGAACACCCCGATTGCTGCAACGACTGACATTCTCTTGACAACTTAGTTGTTGACTTACCGCCCTTTTAGTGGTATAATGGTTATACCAAGTAAGGAAAGAACACCATGACCTATCAAGACTTCACTCGACTCAATGCTAAACTCGCGACTCTCAACACTCAGGCTGACACAGCTTTGAGCAACGGGAATCGCGAGGCTTACGATACTCTGGTCGATCAGATGATCGATCTTGAGAACGCGCACCTTGACGCTGGTGGCGAACTTCCCCCACCAGCCTACAAGTGCTGACATTCACTTGACAACTTAGTTGTTGACTTACCCCCACATTTCTGGTATAATGGTTATACCAAACAAGGAAAAAACACTATGAACTTCACCGATTTCACTCTTGAGCAACTTACTGATTCTGACGGCAACTTTCGCTATCGCCCTGATCCGATGATCAACAACATCGAGATCACCTCAAACCGCAAAAAGGTCTATCGCCCACTACCAGCACCGCCAACGCGCAAGCAAATCACCGGCTGGACCGTCGAGCAAGTTGGACCTAAAATGTTCCGCGTGTTCCGCAACTCCACAACGCAAGGCAAGCAGATTGTCATGGACTTCAGCACTGTCGAAAGCGCGCAGTCATTTGCCGATGGTTGTGGCAAGGAACACAAGACCCCCACCAAGATGAGTGCTGCGAGCCTTCGCAATAAGGCTAAGGAGCATCTGAGCGACGAAGAAAAGGCCGAGCTTGCCGCGATCAAGAATGGCGAAGGCATCTAAATGAACGATTACCTTGGTATCCTCTTTTTTACTCCGCTCTTGCTCCTTGCCTTCGGGCTTGGTGTCGCAATCGGCGAAGCAATCATCTAATCACACCTAACCCGTAAAGCGCAAAGCGCGAGAGGTAAGAAAACAATGAAGACCCCCAACTCCATAGTGCCGAGTGCTGCGGCGGGCTTGTATATGCCGCAGAGTAGATCAATCAACCACGGAGGCGAAGCACGCCGAGGTCAAAGATAATGACATTCCTGTACTAACGGCTATAAGGGATTTAGCCGACCCCCATAACTACCAACACACTCGAAAGGGCCGCGAGTATTAAAACAAAGAACCCCTATTTTATTATGGCAAAATACTACGTATCGCAAACACACGTTGAGTATATCGACGGTCGCCTAACTTGTCGAGAGGTCGTGCTAACCCGCGCCGACTCGCGAGTAAAAGATAGCGAAGGTACAAAGTATAAAAATGTCAAGCTGTTCATGCATAAGCTGAGAGCGTTAGGTATCCCAAACCTTCACATCAATGAGTATGAGAAGAAGCGATACAATAAACTCATCAGAGAGCAGAACAAAAGACACAAAGAAAGAAAGCTAACGGCCGCCGACCTTGCGAAGATGACCGAAGAAGCTGACAAAGAACTAACCAATCACAAAGGAGGTGAGTAAAACATATGGAGATTATTATTTATATGTCGCTGGTCATTATGACCACGTTTGTTATTATCGCGATCACTGAGGTAGCGAAAGAAGTGCGGGGCATGCGCTCCGTCTTTGAGTCTCACTATCAACTTGAGCGTGTACCGGTTAAAGCCGAGAACACTTATAAAAGGAAAGGTGTAGAACTGTAATGTTTGAGGCTGGAGAGTTAATAAAAAGAAAAGCTGTATCACATCGCGCACGTGCTTATTGCATTGTAGTGAATAGGGATGAGGATAACTATACAGTATATAATAACTCTCTTAAATGTTTACAAGTTATTGCTGTACCAGTTATAGAGGGACTGTATAGTAAGGAACAAACAGTATTATCAGGTGGTGTGTAAGCGTATGCCTTAGTTATTGTTTTTATTAGTGTATGATAGTGATGTGCTTGTGTGTGTATTAAATGCGTTTGGTGTTTAGTATACCCATGCACACCCTATCGTCAACCTTTATTTCGTGTCAAGTCATATTTTGTCCGCATTGATGGTATTCTTTTGACAATCATTTGACATTCGCATTCCTTGACAAACGCTTGACATGCATCGCTTGACATTGACCGCATGCTATGGTATAATGTTTACATAGAGTGAGGAGAAAACCTATGAACTACACGACCGCTATGAAAATCGAAGATGCCTTGGCCGCCACTATGTGGATGGTTATGTTTTTCCTGCTCATGTCATACTAACACTATATACGGACACACTACCCGTAGTGTCTGCCTTCCCCAATCTTTAGCTAAAACCCGCAATATCTAAAAAGAGACACACTATATATGGAAACTATCCACACCATCACGACCGACGACATGACCGCGAAGCTAAACAAGTCCGAGCTTGACATAGTACAGTTTATTGAAAGCTGGCTACCGACGTTTGATCGTTGGTCCACAAAGGAGTTGTCATATAAATGTCAACTGTCAGAGGACGACGGCAACGCTGCGGCTGACATGCTTATCCTGCATGGGCTGATAGAGAACGCTGCCGGCGATGCCGTGATGGGCAGACAAGTATCCGTGACCGATGAGGGCGCGCTATGGATGCGCGAGAACATGGAAACAATAAACAGTTTGTGTATGATGAATGACACAGACTTGTTTGATGAGAGTGAGACAGCAATAGCGTGAGAGGAAAGCATCCGAGACTACTACTAAATAAAGTAGTTACAAAGGTGCTTATCCTCGGATGCTATACCCCATTGATTGTTTACATATACAGTTACGTTATATATAATGGTATTAAATCATACAGTAAACATATGACAAAGACTTGACAGCCTGTTTGACATTCTTTTTACATATTGTTTGACAAAGGCTTGACAGGGGGGGCCCCTCCCCCCTCCTACCCGGAATCTATGTCTCCGTAACTTGACAGTATGCTGACATGCCGGTATGGCCCTTTTTCGATACCGCTGAGAAAAATTGAAATATGAATCCGGATATTTGCGCCTAAAAAATTAGCTCCCAAAATATTTCCCAGATATATACAGTGTGGGCTATAAGGAGCGTATGAAGGATTTCTTCAAAACGCCACCAAAGCATTCGTTTAAGGTGGGCGACTTGGTCACGTGCAATTGCCACGGTGGGCTAGCTATTATCATTGAGTTGTATGATAAGGGTGAAGAAGTAGCAATGAACATGGCCAAGATATGGTGGATAATATATCCCCATACAGGAATCAAAGAAAGAGATTGGATGCATACCATCGATGAGATGAAGAAGTTTTCAATATTTCAAAAGATACGACACAAAACTTTTTAGGCTAAGCTTAATTACTAGAGCATGGCGCCCATTAACTATGACAGTGTTACGTTCGAGGTTGGGGACTTAGTTAAGTTCATAGGACTCAATTATACACCAGATTATTATATACCGGAAGATGAGCCGGAGGCCATGGGTATAATAATAGATGTAGTTACAGTTAAGGGGATCTATATCACGCGCGCGTGGATGTACCGGGTGTATTGGTTTAAGATAGGGAGAGTGACTGAGGCGGTCGGTGGACACCTGCAATTGGTTGCATACCCAAATCCGGAATAATATCCTTCAGTTCTCAGTGCACATCGGAATTACTGGACTATTTACTGTGTATGGAACTTCTATTAACTCCCCACAAACTTCGTGTCCTCATCAGCGAGGAGCTTACTCGGTCAGATAAGTCCGAAATCCGTGATATCATCTCGACTGAGCTTGACAAGCGTTTTCGTTCTGCGGACTTTAAAAAGCTTTTGGCAGATGAAATTGGTAAAGTTATCAATGATAAAGCAACGAAAGAAGAGATTGGTGAGATAACTAAGAAAGTTCTTAAGAAGCTTTATAAGGACATTTCATACCATCACCCCTACATTATCGATCGTATTAAGGTTTAAACTAACACTATGAATTCATTTCTCTATTTCCCATTGATGGGCACCGCTTTATTTGCTCTAATCAATAATATTGGCCCTTCAACAAACTTTTCTGATAGCAAGGAGCTAAATGAAGTTTGTGATGTTGACTACTCACGGTTGTCTGCAATTGCACTCTGCAAAATTGATGACCCGGACATGTCTTTTGAAGAGAAGGTGCGAGTGTGTACGTTAAAGATGCGCGTCACAAGTCCACCACCTAAGCTTTAAGTATTTTACCACATATGTAGTATGTGGGCATATGCAACTTTAAGATCGGCGATATTTTATACGATACCATTAGTAAGGATATCGGCATTCTTATTGGTCGATTTGATAACGGTACTGTTGTGCGAGAGCATGACTTTTATTTGTGGGTATGGGAGATTTACTGGACACGTGAGCTTCACCAATTCTATTCGGAAGATGGGCTAAAAAATATGGTGACATCTGAGCGACTAATTCACTTTGGAGCCTTATAGTTGGTTGCGTGTGCTAGTTAACGATGTTACGTTGTTTATTAAAAACAAAAAATTTAGGGGAAAAAAATTGGACAGAAAAAATCGCGATTTAACTGACTCAACTTCTGAGATACCTCCGGCTGGGACGCTCGTGTCTGCAAAAATATACGACGCGCGCGGGTCCGAAACCATTACAAAGGGATTCATTCTAAAGAAAGTTTCTAAAACCCAAACATCGCTTTTTTCATCGGTTTCAATATATCTCCTGGCTAACCACACCACCGAAACTATTTTTACAAATCAAATTATAGAGGTTTTATCTTACCCCGCGTAATTACTTTGTGGGCGCCATTTTCGAAAAAGCAAAAAAACTCTATGCCGGCCTGTGCTATGTAGCTTGGTTCGCAAACATATTTGTTCTTTTAGTGGGTACTGTTCAATCCAACAAGGAGCTTCAAATTCTTGCTTTAATTAATATGATTTTGCTTAGTTTTATTTTATTAAAAGACACAAACGAAAATTCGACATAGTTAGTAATAGGCGGGCGAAGAATTGAAGAACTTAATACTAGCTATTATGTGTTCCCTCGGGTGTGTCACGGATTACGGTATAGTAAAGGGTGGCGAAACTGAATATATCTACGTCACTGAGACCGAAACAGTCACCGAAACAGTCACCGTTACTGAAGAGGTAGAAGTTCCTGTATATATAGAAGTTGAGGTTCCAGTTTATATTGATACTGGGCTCGACGACCCCGGATTAATATGGGTAGATTCTTTCACGCAACCAAATACCGTAGATGGAATAGATATTCTTTGGGTTATCGATACTTCAGGATCGATGCATCGTTTTGATTCACAATTGTTGTTAGGTATTGAAACTATGCTTTTAGCTTTACCTCCAACAAGCTGGCGGCTAGCAATGATTTCTAATGATCCAGCGCGCTCAGTTATGGAAAGCCAATTTCCGTTAGTCCCAGGTGACGATATATTAGATGCAGAGTCAATGTACTCAAGTATGGGCCGCGGCGGCAGAGAAGAGGGTTTTGACTCAGCATATGAGTATATTGTAAATAACCCTTATTCTGCTACGTGGATGAGACCAGATGCAGGTCTCCTGGTAGTATTTCTTTCTGATGAAGAAGAACAGAGTGATGATCACTTTATAAATACTGTTGACTTTATAAATTGGTACAGGAGCCTTCGTGGGGGATCGGTCTTTATCGCTAGCATTATAAACTTAGATGCAACCGAATCTGTTTGTTTGTTCCCTCCTAACCCAATTGATGTTGGGACGCGTTACATGGATGCTACTAACTCTTTTGGTGGCAACATAATTGATATATGTTCTGATGATTGGACGGCCGGTGTTGCTGACGCTGCATCCTCATTAGAACCACATGAATCATGGACTTTAACACATACGGCGGAAGCAGATTCTGTGCGCGTGTTTATAAATGGGGTTGTGCAAGACCCCGGGATGACTACGTGGCTTTATTCACCCACTGATAATACAGTATACTTTTCCACTATTCCGGCTGGCTCTGCATTAGTGGAAATCGGATACAGATATTATCCCACTACTACACCCACTGATACTGGGCCATAAGGAAAAAAATGAAATATTTAAAATTACTCTTGTTAATGATGATGTCAACGGTGGCTTATGCTACGCCTGCTGTTGGAACTTATTCACCAGACAAACCTAATGAGACAATAAGTTCTAGTATGTCTTCTATAGAAACAAAAGTTAGGCGCGCCGCTGTACGAATCACTGTGCCATATACCGGCGGTCATGGCTCTGGCTCTTATATTAAATACAAAGATATGCATATTGTGTTCACAGCACAACATGTATCAAGCGGAGATCTCGGAGCCAACTATCTTGTTACTTATAAACAAGAATCCCACATCGGCACATTAATTTATTCAGACCCACAAAACGATATAGCTATCTTATATCTTTTGACACCATTCCGTACAATCGAGCCTATGAAATACAATCCTCTCGAAGATGTTGCGGATGTTGGAACCAATATTGTTTACTCTGGATATCCTTCGAGCCACAAATTAATGTCTTTTACAGGAAGAGTAGCAGGATACGCGGATGGAGAAGGAGTAGGAAAGCAAATTATTTTACAGACTTATGGTTGGTTTGGGTGTTCTGGTTCTATGATTTATACTTTAAAAGGACAACAAGTTGGTGTACTATATGGCGTTGATGTAGAATATTATCCCAACACACAAGTTCATGAAAACATGATCTGGGTTGTTCCTATCAACCAAGTTAAAATAGATAAAGCTATTAAAGATTTTTGTTATGGATTTCCTGGAAAAAGACCCAAAGCATGTAAATGAAATACAATTGGAACAAATTTATCACCGAAGGTGAACTAAAAACCGTGGGAATTGTTGCTTGTTTAAATAATAAGCAGCAATTTTTAGTTATCAGGCGCTCCGATATAGACCGCCGAGCCGGACAATGGACCCTACCGGGGGGACATGTTGATGAATTTGATGGCTCTATCGAGGCCGGGGCTGTACGAGAGCTAGATGAAGAAGCCGGCTTAAGCTGTTCTATATCTGATTTACAATATTTAGGGCAACCAAAGCAAGGGAAACACTATTTTCTGACTTTAAGCTGGGGAGGGGAGGTTGATGTAAACAAACCAAACCCTAAAACAGGCGATATTGAGCATGATGATTACCGATGGTCAACTATTAATGAGATAAAAGACATAGCTAATACCGAAATTCCGATCTATTTATTGGAGAAAGCTTTGGATATGTCTAAAAATGTTAAATGACGAACAAATTCTGCTAAAAACAGCACAATTATTGGAAAATTTCGATATTTCCACCAAAAAACCCGATAAATTGCTTCGGGAACTCGATGAAATCGAATTAGAAGCCTTAGATGACATCTTAGATGATATAAAAGGCGAAGATCTCGCGTTTAATGGGCTGTTTAACGGCGAAATGCGCAAAGTTATCAACTTTCCGACGATGGATAACTCTACGGACCTTGGAAAGTTCGGAGAATTCTTCAAAAAGCAAGATTTTGAAGTAGATTGGGAAAAAGGACTGGTTTCAGCCGTACGGGAGGTTTATGAAAATCGTACTGAGGATTTGGTGAACCAATTGATGGGTGGGCCCAGAGTTCCGCCCAAAACGAAGAAAATTCAGATGAAAGTCGGCAAATTCTTCGCAAAAGTGGCAGATCTGAGTTCAAAAAGGGATAATTTGTATCAAAAAGTGTATGATCACCTAGATAAGATGAATTATACCGGCGCGCATGGCAAAATAGACGTTCCCTGGAAAGTAAGCGGGAAAATGGTCAAAGCTGCGCTTGATGAAAAAGAACAAGAAGATTATAACCGAATAAATAAACAAATCGGCTTATATATCCCAAATCCGGGTATGGCTGGAACTGCAGGTGAGGCTTTAACCAATTTAGTAGCTAGAATGGCGAAATATTGGCAAACAAACGCCGGATATATCAAAAAAGAGATAAATAAGCTCGATAATGACAAATATTCCATTATTATCACTCGGCATCCCATAGATGTATTAAGAATGAGTGATTTTGAGAAAATTACCTCTTGTCATTCTCCACCAAGTCGTTCTGGGGGCACAAATGAGTATTATAAATGTGCTGTTGCCGAAGCACAGGGCCATGGAGCACTTGCGTACGTCGTAGAGACGGAAGATCTGCTTTATAAAACAAATACAAGCAATATTGAGAGTGCAGAGCAAGAAATCCAAGAAGGCGAGATATTTGCCGACGACAATAGGGATGGTGGTGCAGGATTTGATATAGAGCCCATAAGTCGCGCCAGACTGCGCCAAATGCGGTATTACGATACTGACACACCTAAACGCTGGGACGACGGTACAGAGCTAGCAGTACCCGAAGAACGCATATATGGCGTTGGGATTCCCGGATTATCTAATAGAGTTAGAGAATGGGCAAGAAAAAACCAAGAAGAGGCACTCAAAAACATGCCTAGTACTGGTGATGATGGGGAAGATGTCA